ATGCCCCCCTCCCAAATAATCGATGATTGGTTGGCGTGGCTCAAAACATCAAAGGGACGCGCAAGTCTGACCATCGAGAAGTATGGCCACGCTCTCAGAGGTTTTTTTAAATGGTGCGTCGCGGAAAATGTGCAGCCGCTCTCGGCCACAGCAAAACAACTGGATAAATACACAGGCATTTACTTACACAAGCAAGGTCTGACGCCTTCGACACGGCGGCCCATCGTCTCAGCCATGCGCAGTTTTTACAGCTGGGCACACCGTCATGGGCATCTATCCATTGACCTATCGCCCCTGATTATTCCGCCACGGGTGGTGGAGTCGCTACCGAATGCAGCGAGCCTCAGAACCATTGAGGCACTTTTGATGGCTCCGGACACAACAACACTCAAAGGCCTTAGAGATGCCGCCATCATCGCAGTACTTGCCGGTACCGGAATTAGGGTTAGCAGTCTTTGTGGGTTGAACCGCAGCAGCTTGCACATGGAGGCTGTTCATGGTGAAACAAAAGCCTATCTGCGAATCATGGCCAAACGCCAACGTGAAATGCTGGTACCGCTGCCACGTACGGCGCGCGTGCTTCTACATGCTTACCTTATCGATCTACATGCGTCGGATATTGACTGCAGGCTAGACCGTGGTGATTCCGTCATGTTTGTTTCATTCGGCAACCGTCACTGCTCACCAGCGCACTACTACGGTGAGCGCCGCCGCCTTGGAAGGAAGGCGGTGAACGCCATGCTTTTGAGCTACGCCAGAGCACAAGGGCTGCCTGAGCATGAATGTCATCCCCACGCCTTCCGCCATGCCTTTGGAACGGCGCTGCATAACGACAATGTTTCGCCACTGGATATGCAGCGACTATTAGGTCACTCAAAAGTCGATACGACAGCCAGATACGCCCACGTTGGATTGGATCGAGTCACTAAAATTGCCGATCGGTCAAACCCATTGGCCAAGCTTGATAACTCAATGGTTCAAGGCCTAGCCAGGCTTGACGATTTAATCACCGGGTGAAAAATCTTTTTTATACGCATTAAATTGTTGACATAACAAATTATGTACGTATAATATTAATCATTGAACAGACGAAAGTCTGGCTGGCCCTCCGCAGCTGTATCAGGAGGCAGGAGAAAAGAATGTTTAAGTTTGAAGTAATTGAAGATAACGCCGGCGGCATTTACTTGTTTGTATTTGGCAGTGATGGCCAAGTTATTTGGGGTGACGGAGAATTCCAGTTTCATCGTGAGGAGCTTATGAAGTCCATTCAGGCTTTAAAAGCTGGCGATAACCCTAGTGAGTGGGACCAAGGGGCTAGTGATCCTCAAGATGAATATGATTTTTGCATCTCACAAGGAAGCACCAATTTTTTTGTAATTGCTACCGAGGAAGGCCTAGTAGCTTCTGATGAAATGGGCGAGGCCGGAAAAGATATCTTTTTCGGGTAGTTATCCAACATATAAAGAGAGGCGCGTTCCGCGCCCTCTTTTTTTGATTGCAAAGGAATCAATATGTCTAATTTCAAGCGTTCTCGAATACATGTAGATACCAAGGGGAAATGGAAACTATATGCGCCTGTACTCCCTGAATCAGCAGAGCCATTAGGCACTGTCATTGTCGGTGGCGAAACAGACGAAAACGGTAACACATGCGGAGGCGAAGCTGGGGCACTAATTAAGTTCACAAACACTGGCCTATACGCTATGGCAAACGGGCATATTATTAAAAACTTAGACGGTAGAAAGGTTGCTGCTGCGCTTGGAACTGGCATAGGCAGACGCAAGACACTAGACGGCGGTAAACGGGTATACGTTTACCTAGATGAAAAGGCTGTGAGCAAAGCAAAGGATATTGGAAACGGAAACATTTCAGCAGGTATTAGAACTGCACTAGACACGTATAAATCATCTAGTGATGAATAGTCATTGACTCACTAACCCTCATAGATTAGAGCGACAGAACATCTATTATGGGTATCTCGGTAATGGCACAAATCCGCTCTACCCGGCCGATCTGGCGACCCTCAGAAATCCATCAAAAAACGACCAAAGTGAATAGATGGACAGAACATACCAAGTTCGCAATTAGTACAAAAAGCGAACTAACACCAATGCAGGCTGTAACTAAATCAATGGTTTACAGCAATGGAAAGCGACAAAAAACGAACTAGTATTGCGAATATCAGCCCGGATCATGGTCATGTGGTCAGGGGTGGGGGTTCGGCGGGGCTAGGTGCTCCGGGCCACAGGGAGGGAGGGTACCCAAACAATTGCACACCCTCAATGGCCCAAAATGATCATTTAGAAAACGCTGGAATTCCGCCGATCTGGGCACAAATAGCCGCGTTAATTGGTACCGACAACATGCTGGCCTTGTGGTCATTTTTGGATGATCACCCTACCCAGCTGGATGATCGGCGGCGTCTCATGGTGCCGCGACGCTCAACGCTTGAGCGATACCATCGCAACCGTCTACTGCACCAACTATCCCTACAAGGCTTATCGGTTACCGAAATTCAAAAAGTGCTGAAACAGCACGGCTACAACATCACTACATCAAATATCTACCGAATCGCGGCCGGTCCCGTAACAAAGGGAAACGCTGGTCAGTAGCATGCAATGATGAGCAAAGCTGAACCCCGCGAAAACGTAGAATTTTACTGTGACGACTGCACGCACCGCTGGCAAGCAAAGCCAGCGAGCTACAGTCAGTATGAAGACCGTTTTCACCCGTTTACTTACTTGGGCGAGTGTCCGGAGTGTGGGGCCGAGTCGCGGGAATCAGACCGCTATCGCAATCGTTTAAAGGCTTGGGCCTGTGCCACTGGCCCGAAAACAGCCGAAGGTAAGCAGAAAAGCGCTCAAAACCTTGCCGGATACCCTACCCCAGAACAAACCAAGCGAACCCGATTTAATGCGCTCAAGACCGGCGTGCATGCTGAAGTGGCCACACACTTTCCCGCTGTACCGGGAAAATATCCCGATTGTGAAGGTTGTGAGTTTCGACATGGGCGCTGTATTGATCAGGAGGCAGCACAAGGCCCGTGCTTGAAAAAAACCGAACTCTTCATGCAGCACTGGCAAGCCTTCGATCAGCGTGACCCTGTGGCACTTAAAACGGTGATGACAAGAATTCAGTTCTTTGCCACTACGCTTATTGAATCGATGTTTGCGGAAATTGTAAGAAAAGGCGTCATGATCGAAACGCCTAAGTGGTATGTGGACAAAAACGATAATGTTCACTTGGTTGAATACAAAGACGACCACGGCACAAAGCAGGTTGTCAAAGAAATAAACGCAAACCCGCTATTGCGAACCTTCACCGAGCTACTGCATCGCAATAATATGACCTTGCACGATGCAGGCATGACAATGCTACAGGCTGAACAAGAACAGAAATTGCCTGGTTATTTAAGCGATGAGAATAGCCAAGAGTCGATAGCAGATTATCAGCAAGACAACGCAAAGAAACTCGAAGGCCTCCGTCAGTTACTACAAAACTCTCAAGACAGCACGAAACGTGATCCGATCTTAATCGAGCACGGGAACGATAATGGCTGAGCGCATCACGAAACAGCAGCGTTTAACCATGCAAAGCGTTGCTGAGCGCGAGGTAATGAAATACAGCGGCGATCATGCCTTATGGCACAAGTATGTGCATAACGTCGATTTAGATCCGATGCAAATCCTAAAATGCATCGAAATGGACGAACACCCAGCAACTATTGATGTCAGTTGCCGCCGCAGTCGCAAAACCAGCACGAAAGAGCTACGAAACCTAAAAATACTGGCCACTGAAGCCGATCAAGAGCTGGGAATTGTAGCGCCGCGCCTGCAGCAAGCCATGGTTAACCTGCGGTACATGACCGACGCGGTTGACCGCTCCCCTATTCTGCAAAACTACCTCCATTATCGAAATGGGCGACAGCAAAAAAGCGAAACCAAGCTGCAGTTTGCCAATCGATCCATTGCCCAGCCTTACGGCATTTACTCGCAGATTGATGGCGGCGATTTAACGATGGTATCCCTTGAGGAGACCGACGACATGCCGCGCGATCGCCTCATGAATAATTTGATGCCAATGCTCGCCGGTACCCAGCGCCTAGGTGCTGCTAACAACGGCGGCGCGCCACAGATTCGCATTACCGGCGTTTACAAGGGGGCCGACACGCTCCAAGAAATGATCGACTCCGGCGAATACACCTTATTGCCCAAGGTCAATCGCTATCTTGCGGAACAGTTAGGCATCGTTCACGGCGAGCACTACGACAAACTCGCCAATGAAATGTCTCCCAATGAATACTTGCGCCAGGCGCTTTGCATCAATGTCGTGGGTGCTGATTTTATCCATGAGAAGGCGCTTCGATTCGCCATGATGGTCAGCTTAAAGGCTGATATGCAATTTTCGCCACCGGTCGTAAATGGCGAGTACCGCAAGCGGGGTACTGTTTCTCTTGGCTACGATGCTGGCGGCCATGGTGAGCAAGAACACTCATCACAGCATGCAGTAGTTATCACCGAGCAAGTGGACGGCTGGACTTGGTTTCCCTTTTTCATGACATGGCCAGCAAGCACCGACGAAATCACCGTACAACGAGACCTGGTGGCTATATGGAAGTACTTTCGGCCGGATGTTGGCATTGGTGATGCCTACGGCGTGGGCATGATCACAGCGGCGAATGATGAGCTATTCAAAAAGCAGTTGATTCAGATTGACCGCAGAACCGTTAACGACGGCGATAGCACGGCTAGCGCATGGGCAAACTGGGGATTTAAACCCATGCGATTTGATGGCATGGCGAAGCACCAAATGGCCGACGCTTTAAGGAATGTATTTCATCGGAAGCGAGCGATTTTTCCTTATTTCGATGACTCAGATTCTAACGATTCCCTGAAAGATTTAAGGCGTGCCTATCGGCAGTTTTTGAATATCGAAAAACTATCAACTTCCAAGGGCTACGCAAGCTACTCCATGATCAAACCTGCCATTGGTGATGATCTCTTTGATGCTGCTATGGCAGCAAACTGGGGCTTGTTTACCCAGGGTGCACAAATGCCTGAGATTGTCGTACTGCAGGACGTGCGACAAGAAAGTGAATATTTTTTAGTTTAGGGTGCGTTTATGTCTTTGTTTAGCTCTGTTCTCAACTTCCTAAAGCCCGCAAGCGGCGAAGAAAGCACACCACCCGGTGCATTACCTGAAAAAAACACCTTTGAAGGTTCCTCAACCAGCGATGAAAACTCGTTCCTGAATGGGTTAAATACAGAGCTTATGGTTCATCATGGTTTGGTGGAAGACATCCGCGCTTTGCGCTCGATGTACCGGGATGATCCCCGGATGACAAAGATCACCAATCGAACAGCAAGAAGCATGGTGAAAGGTGGCTTGCAAATCAGTACATCAGCCAATAACAAATTATTGATCAAGAAGTTTAACGAGTATATGAGGCGATGCGGCCTCAAGAACCGGCAAGCGCTTGAGTCTTATGGGAGAGGATTCTTTATTGAGGGAAATTTGCCGCTCCAATGGGTGATAGATACCAGTAACCCGTCAACACCACGCGTGGTTAGGGCGATCAGAATGCCAACTGAAACCATACGCCCTAACGTATTAAAGAATGGCCAGATTGCAGATGTGAATGAAGCCTACATCCAGCGCAATGCAATCACTGGTGAAGTCTTGGCTAAATTCCCACTTTGGCAAATGAGTTTGGCGCGGCTCTGCCCAAGCAATTACGACGATATGAGCGCAATGGGCACGCCCTATATGAGTTCAGCCCGTGCGATTTGGAAAAAGCTGGCGAGAACTGAAAAGGACATGGTAGTACGCAGAGCATCACGGGCACCCCAGCGGATGGCTCACTCTATGCCAGGCATGAACCGGGATGATCTGACAAAGTACAAAAACGAAAATAGACGCAACCAGAGCCACGGGAATAATTCAGATTATTACTTCAATGTTGAAGGAGCGGTAAAGCCCATTGAAGGCGACGCAAACTTAGATCAAATCGCCGATGTCACCTACCTGCTGGACACTTTTTTCTCGGGTTCACCAGGTGATAAAGCGATATTTGGCTACGCCAGCGGAATAAGCAGGGACATTCTGGAAGAGCTGCGCCGGGACTATCACGAAGAGCTGGATTCAATGCAAGACACCTTGGCCCAGGCCTTCGATCATGGCTTCAGGCTCGATTTGCTGTTGCAGGGTATCAACCCAGATAACTTTACATATGACTTGGTATTTGCCGAACGCAACAGTGAAAGCTTGAACCAAAAAGCTGATAGAGCGCTGAAATTAAAAGCACTTGGCGCATCGTCAACCACTGTCTTTGAAGCGGCCGGACTTGATCCAGACAAAGAGCTTAAAAACCGTAGGTACGAAATGGATTCTGGCGATCCCTACCCCAGCCAAGATGTCGATTTAGACAACCCGCAAAACATAACGGTGGTGGAAGGGAATGGCCGCAACGGCGAAAGTCAAACGGCGGTGAGTAATGCCTGATAACAGCAACCAACGCGCCGCTGCGATTCGGCGCGCGCAAATCGAAAGCCAGCGGCTACTGGTTCAACGCTTGAACCAAATCGAACAAGAGGTGCTGGTTCTTTACCGCGAAGCGACCGAGCGAATCGCTGAACTTATCCTAAGCGCTGCCAGTGTTGATGGCGTATTAACTGTGGTCAGTGTTTCAGTCGTTAGCTCAGCGATTAACCAGGTATTGGATGATCTATCCGGAGCCCGCACGGCAATACTGAATCAGGCCATTGATGAAATGGTGGATTTAGGGCTATCGCCATTTGATGGTGAAACCGGCCGCATCGATCTGGACCCAATCCGCTCCGATACTATCCAGCAGATAAGGCAGTTTGCGGCGAACGATGGGCTTAAACTCACCGATCGCGTGGCCCGAGTAGACAACGCCTTAAAGCAACGACTAGTTACGGCTTTAGAGGAACGTGTTTCGGCCGGCACGGCCTATTCCCAAGCGGTAGAGCGCTTTATTGGCACTAACGATATCCCGCAAGACGTGCTAACACTGCGCGGTGAAGGCGCTGCAAGAGCTGCTGCGCAAGATGCCAGAAACGAGTTGGACGGTGGTAAACAGTATCGTGCGGCCCTGCAGATCATCCGTACGGAGTCGATCCGGGCTAAGGGCTTGGCACACCGCAGCGCCTCGGCAGCACACCCAGATATCGTCGGCATGAAATACCAACTATCCCCGCGCCACCCTCGGCCTGATATCTGCGATTTACACGCCGGTGTTAACCGCTACGGCCTAGGCCCAGGAGTGTATCCGCCAGACCGCAGCCCATGGCCTGCACACCCTAATACACTCAGCTTTGAGCAAGTCGTCTTTAAAGATGAGATTACCGACGAAGACCGGAACGGCAAACAAAGCCGTATCGACTTTCTCAACCGCCAACCACTGGAAATGGTGAAAGAGGCACTAGGTGGCCACCCGGCCAAACTCAAGGCATTTCAAGCTGGGTTGGTTAACGAGCGATCCATAGCTACGCCATGGGCAACACTCCGCAAGCGCCTAATCACTCAGGGCGTGGACGTTGGGCGTCTAGAAAACTAAACACACAATTTTATAGTTGATTTACACATTTTTTTATTCTAATATTGACTTGTCGGTAGGGCGTTATCCCTCAATTGTCTCCCTACCTTCACACGGTTAACACCGTGCTTTCACGGCCCCGCCGGTGGCATAAAACCGGCGTTTTAATTGAGGGTCGATCTATCATTCACATCATGCTTGGGCTGCTTCTGCAGCCTTTTTTTTGCTTACACCCCGCCTTCTCAATTACACCGCTTCATCGTAGTGCGCCACATCCCGTAAAAATGCGAAAAAGCATAATTTAATATGCGATAAACCACTTTTTTGTGTTGCCATGACAATTCAGCCGATTAAGCGTTTATCTAGCAAAAAACAAGAAAACACCAAGATGCTGGCGGCGCTAGAAGTAAGCCGCGTTAGCACCGAAGCGCGCTCAACGGTAACGCTTACCCGCGCGGGAACGTTCTACGATTCGCGATACGGTGAATTTGAAATCACTCTTGCTCAGTTGCATTCGATGGTCGAGAACCACGCCAACAACGTAACGGGCCAGGACGTGCTCTTAGATATCGAGCACCAACGCGCACAAAACCCTGGATCACCAGGAAAGATTTCCCGGCTATTCGTCGATAACAACCGGTTGATGGCAGAAATTCAGTGGACCGATTTTGGCGCTGAAATGGTCAATCAGCGAGGGCTGGTGTATTTGTCCATCGAATACATCGACGACTACCAATCTAACGAAGCCCCCTACCCCAGCCATGGCCCTACCTTGCTAGGCGCTGCACTGACGACAAGGCCAGTCATTAAAGGATTGGACCCCATCGGCCGAATTCAGTTAGCCACACCGGACAGAGTGGCCATCGAGCCCACCACAAGTAAACAACTTAGTGAAAATTGGAAGCAAAAAACCATGTGGCTAAAAATTCTCTTAGAAAAACTGCGCAAGCTTAATTTATCTGAATCGATTGCCGAACGACTCTGTAACGAAGCAAAAAAACTGGCAGAACAGCGCGGTGAAAATGCTGACACCGATGCTATCTCTGCTGCCTTTCTTGAGTCGGGGCGGCAGCTGTCGGAAATGTCTCCGGCTGAGAACCAACCCATTAACTTATCCGTTAACGTTGGTGATACTGAAAGTGTTGCATCGGCGGTGGCGGCTGAGCTCGCAAAACGCGATGAAGAAACTAAGCGTAAGGAAAAGGCGCTTAGCGAAAAGCGCGAAGTCTTCTCCGATGTAGTAGAAAAATCAGAAAAGCTTAGCGATAAACAGAAAAAAGAGCTGAGCGAAGGCGTACGCGACATTATCACGGCTGAAATGGGCGATGACAGCATCAAAATGCTGGCCAACCGTGAAGTTGAGCGCGCAGAGCATCAAAGCGAGTCTGATAGCGTTAATCGCCAATTAAGCGAATTAGGCTGGTCTGGTAACGTCGCTGGCTCTGTACGCGTTGAACCAGGCGATGTTTCAGATATCCGCAAGTTGTCACAACAAGTTGGTGAGGCTCTGCGTAAGACAAGCGAGTATTCATCAGGCAACATTAAATTGCCCGATGAAGAGAAGCTGCCCACCTACGCAAAAAAAGTGCTATCGGAATTTGACTTTAAGCATGCCGGCCGTTTGCAAAATGAATGCCGCATCCTGTCCGGTGAAGTGACTTCAAATGGAATGGACGTGCCGTCTGTCGTCCAGCGGCAATTGCTGGTTGAATCGTTCCACGATCTTGCCGCATTGCAGCTTGCCAACACCGATGTAGACCTGACCCCGGCAGAAACCCATCGTATCCAGTACGAGGTGCGCGGAAAGGTCAACTATCATAATGACGGTATCGTTTCTGAAGGTGGTGGTGTTCCCAACAGCGGTATTACCCATCATGGTGAAGACGCGCAAATCAACGCGGTAAAACTTGGCTTTGAAATCTCAAACGAAGCCGCGTTTTTAAGCCGTGCACCTACCGTTAACTGGGATGCAATGTCACGCGGTATTGCGTCCAACTCACGCGCGATTCAGGAAATTTTATCGCGTTCGGTAGCCAACGAATGGGTTCGCTCTTCGGATGATTTTGGCAGTGTTCCAATCGTCAACGAGAGCTTAGGCAATCAATTTGCACAGCCGCGAACGCGCATTAAGACAGTGCACTTCCCGGTTGTCCGGCCTAAACAGGTTCAACGTCTTAATGGCGACGCGGTGGGCGACGTAGCAAACCCAATCGCAGTGGTTATTAACGACACCCCAGTAACGCCTTGGGATGGCTCAGGTCGCCAGGAAAGCAACAAAATTTACTGGACGATTGAAAACCTGAATATGGGCTATTTGTCATTGGTTGACTATCAAGGTAGCCCTGTCCAAGTACAACATGAAGACGGCAAAGTCTCTTCAGTGGCTTACTCTTACGCCACCAACGTTCGCGTATTCAACACCGATCTGCCAAATGGCATCGATAAGCGCAAGCATTTAAACGATCTGTTGCATTTGGTTCAGGTTAGCAAATCCCGACTTGGCACCGATCACTTTATCGAGCCGAATTTGGCATTCATGAGTAGCTCAGCACAAGCCGATGTAAGCTTTGCGAGTGATTTTATTCCACTGACTCACAAAGCTGGTTCAGCACTCAACCCAACCTCGGGTGATGTGCGATCGATTGAAGGCTTGCCAGTCTTTTCCACCAACGCACCTGCACTTGATCTAGGTGATCAACGCATTCTCATTTCACGCCGTGGCAACATCTTTTTCAAGTTTGCCCGAATGCTGGAATACACCAACTTCACCGAAAAGCGGAATGAACATGGTGAATTGGTGGACATGAAACAATCACTAGGCCGGGTATATCGCTCGATCCATGTTCCGAAGCCATGGCAAGGCTACAGCACCAGCGTACTCATGTACTCAGAAGCTGCACGGACTGCAGCGTAATGGCCGAAGTACCCTACACCAACAAAAAGGCCCACCCGGTAACGGTGGGCTTGAAGACCATCCTTCCTGGTGAAACTCGCCTGGTTAATTCTTCATTTATTGCGCCTGTATCGGTTAAGCCGATTAAACAGGCTCAGACTGAAACCCAGGAAGACCCGCTGTTATCAATCCTGTCGCTATCAGTCGCCAACGCAACGCCCAAGCTAAAAGACCTGTCGACAGCTGACCTTGAAAGCCTAATCAAGTCAGAAAAAGCCGGAAAAGACCGCGACAGCATGTTGTCAGAGCTGGAGGCCGCTATGCGTAGCCGCTTCGCGGACGATGACGGCAGCGACACGCGCGAGCAAAACGGCGGTACCGGGCAGCAATGATTGACCTGTACCACCTCATCGACCTACACCGCCAGCGTCCTGACACAGACACTGCCCGTCGGTGTGAATGTCGCTGCCATCCCGGCGCCGGTGCCGGTCTGGGC